CCAACTGCGTGCCAATGCGCATCACCGATTCCAGGACATCGGTGGTGTCGGTGGCTGCAGACGGTGCCGCCCCCATCCCAAAAAACGCAGCACCCGTCTGAGCCAGCTGCTTACCCACATTGATGATCTGATCAAGGAAGTCCGTTCTGTCGGGCTCGGTCACCGGTCGACTCGCCGGGTTGTTTGGCAGTGTTGCTGCCGGTGGCGTTGCGAGCCCCAGTGCCGCCATACCTGCCTGAGCGAACTGTTTACCGATGCGCATGATCGATGCCAGCACATCGTCGGTGCCGGTCGCTGCCGGGGAAACCACAGTAACGGGATCGCGGTGGGGCACCTGCGCTTCCGGCGCTTTGGTGCCAAAGGTCATGGCGCCTAACTGGGCATATTGCTTGCGCAACCCGATGACCGATTCGAGAGCGTCGACATTTCCCGAGTTGGCGGTCACCGACGTCAGCGGGCTGGGGGGGACCGGCATGTGGGAGGTCGGGTTGAGGGCAGCTCCAGCTTTGTTGATTGTGCTGATCGCCGCGGTACCGGCTTGTGTCATCAGTTCGCCGACTGCTTTTACAGCGTCCAGCGGCCCGCCCTGGGCGCCGGACAGCCCTTGTGCCAGTCCCGCCATGGTGAAGCCGCCAAGCTCCGCGAAAACCCGCGATGGGCTATGGATTCCCAGTTTTTCCTTGAACCAGTCGATGGTGTTCGTGCCGGCGTCCGATATGGCGGTTTTGACTGATCCCATGGCGTTCTTAATGCCGTTGACCAAACCAGAGATGATCATGCCGCCGAACTCGGTGAACCTGTTTGGCAGGTCCACACCCAGGTAGCTCATTACGGCGGCGAAGGCTTGGTAAATCAGACCGATCGGGCTGAAGTTGGCAAGGGTCTGCAGGATCCCGCTGATCCCACCACTGAAGCCCTGTTTGATTTCAGCCCAAGCGCCGGCGAAGTAGGTCTTTACCTGATCCCAGTTGGCATAGATCAGATATGCGGCCGCAGCTATCGCGCTGATAACCAGGGCTATTGGGTTGGCCAGCAGAAGACGACCCATCCAGAGAAACGCCTGTCCCACGAACGGAAGGACCTTCCCGCCGAGGTTGAGCAGCAACCCGATCAGCGATGGCAGTTTTATGCCGATGAGCGAGAGCCCATAGCGCACGGCGAGAAAGGGGCCAAGTGTCGTGGCTACGGCAAGGGCAACTGTGCTGAAGGCGATCGCCAACGCCGCGATGCCTGCGCCGGTTTTCAGAATTCCTAAGACAAGACCAGGGTTTGCGCTGGCCCAGGCGTTGACCTTTTCCAGAACGCCATTGAATCCGTTGATCAGCTCGATCAGAGCGGGCCTGAGCGTGGCACCCATTGCAGCGCTTAGGTTGAACATGCGGTTCTGCGACATCTGCCATCGCGCCGAAAGCTGATCACCGCGGATATCACCTTCGCGTTGCATGGAGCCTTCGCGCTTCTTGGCATTCTCCGCGCCATTGACCAGGTCCAGCTGCCGCCGGTACTCGCCCATATTGGCGGCCAGCTTCGCGGCATCGTCGCCGTATTCCTTGCCGAACAATTGAGTCATTACACCGAGTTGTTCGTTCTTGGGCAGCTTGTTGACCGCTTCCAACACCTTTTCAATGGTGCCGGTCGCGTCCTTCGTCATGCCGTCCTGGACAGCCTTGGCCTCGAGTCCGATCGCCTTCAGCCCATTCACGAACCGTTTCGGCTGTTGAGTGGCGATGGCCAGCTCGCGAATCATCGCGTTGGTCGCGGTGGCTGCAATCTCAGATGAAGCCCCAAGGGTCAGGAATGTTGAGCCCAGGGCGGCGGCATCCTTGAATGACATGCCCACCGACGCGGTAATGCCTGCGGTGCGCTGCATGACGTCGATGATGTCGGCGCCCTTAGACATCGCGTTGTCGTCCAGGTAGTTGATGGCGTCACCTAACTGGCTGACGTTCTTGATCGGCAATTTGTAAAGGGCAGCGATGCGGGCAAGGTTCTCGCCCACCTGCTCTGCGGGTATATCGAACGCCGTAGCCGCTGTCGCGGCTACGCGCGCGAACTCAAGCAGGTCATCCTTGCCCTGGACGCCCATGCGTGCGCCGCCCTCGACCAAGGCAGCGATAACGGTCGTTGCCATCGGAATGGTTTCGGACATCTTCTTGATGGCCGCGCCCATGTCGTAATAGGTCTGAGTGAGCTGGCCGTTCTGATCGCGAGCGCCGTCGACCTGTTTCGCGACGCCGGCCATGGCGTCTTCAAAGCTTGAGTAGTTCTGGACCATGCGAAGAATCGGCATGCCAGTGGCAGCGCCGACCGCCCCAGCGCTTGCGCCGGCGACGGCGGCATTGCCGGCAAGCTCTTTTCCTCTGGAATAGTTTCGCTGTGCCCTGGATACGCGCTCCTGTTGTCTGGCGAGCGCAGTGAGGCGATCTTTCTGCGACTGAATGGCGACGTTTGCCGCCTCGATCTCGGTCTTTAGCCGGCGCTCAGTGTTGCCGAGGTTGCGGGTGTCGGCCCCCGTGGACCTCATGATCGGAATCAAGCGCTGCAGTTCGGACCGCTGCGCCATGTGTTTGTTGGTCAGTTTCTCCACAGCCGCCGTGGCGTTGACGAACGACTTTTGAAATGCAGCCGTCGGCGCATTCATGCCCTGCAGCTGCTCGCGCAGTCCACGAAGCCTGTTCTGCGCCTTCGCCAATTCTTCCGAGGATTGTCGAACCGCTTCTTTCTGGCGGGAATAGCTGGAAATATTGGACTGCTGGGCATTCAACTCCTTGAGCTGGTCCCGAGCGGTTTTTAGTGCGCGAGAGGCGGCGGTGCTTCCAGCGCTGATCTGTTTTAGAGGGGCGGTCACTTTGTCGATCGCCGACAGCAGTACCTCCAGCCGCAGCCTGTCAGTCATCCTTCGCCCCACTTCGTACGCGAGCGCGTTCGCGCCATTCCATCAATTCGTTCAGGGGCAGCGGATCCATCTCCGCAGGCCCCCAGTGGAAAATCACGGCGATGTCCGCCATTGCGTCATCTACGCAACGAGGGATGCTTCCGCCTTCGCCGACTTCGGCAGCAAAAAACCGGCTACTTCCGTCGCCATCTGCACCAGGTCGGCGGGATCCAGCAAACCGATTTCATGATCAGTCAGCGTCGGCGTGGTGATGCGCGGCAGCACCTTGCGCAGCGCGAGTACATCCATCTGCAGCAGATCTGTCAGCGAGACGCCGCGCAGCTCACCGGATGCCGGCTTACGCAGGGTTACCTCGGTGATTTCAGTCGAACCTCGGATGATCGGGGTGTCCAGGGTGATGATCGGGCGATTCGGGTTTTTTTCCGGGACGGATGGGACGGTTTGTGCTGCGGTATCGGTGTTGTCTTCAATTTTCATGGCGTGATCCTTTGTTGAGGTGGTGCCGGGCCGGCCGGCGGCAAGGGCGGTCGATTACAAGCCGATGGCTTTGCGATGCTCGGCGAGCATGTCTGTGCCGTTGACCTTGAAAATGAAGTTGAGCAGATCGATCTCGACCTCTTCGTTTCCATCAATGGTCAGCTTGTAGTAGCTGCATGCGGTGGTGAACTTGTGTTCGGTGTCTTCGCCGCTCTCGGAGTCACCCATGTCGATTTCTTCGTGACGACCGCGCACGACCACTTCAACCGTTGAAACTTCGCCGGTGTCATCGCGCTGGACCGAACCCGCCCAGCGCAGCATCACGCCACTTGCCGACACTGCGCCGTACTGACGCAGTGCCGTCAGATCCCAGCCGCCCAGCGTCCATTCGAGTTGAATGCCGTCGTCGCCATGGCCCATGTCGACCTTTACACCGCCGTCCATGCCGCCGCCACGGAATGCTTCGAGTTTGCGCGCAAGCTTGGGCAGCGTGACGCTCTTGCACTGGCCGACGTAGCTCACGCCGTCGTTGTACAAGTTCATATTTTTGAGCTTTTTGGGCAGAGCCATTTGGGCGCTCTCCTACAGGCGCGGCCAGAGCCGCGCGGATGGATGAATGTCAGGCGTTGATGCGGCTGGCGAAGTCGACCAGGTAACGGTCAGTGATGCGCTGGCGAAGGCTCAGATCTTCCAGCGGCGGCACCGGCGTGTAGTCGTAATCCAGGAACAGCTTGCCGGCCTTCAGCGTGTCCTTGTCATTGGCCGCCTCGTCATACCAGCACTCGCCGCCAATCAGGTAACCCAGTCGAACCAGCTCGCGGAATTTCGCGTTGATGCCTTCGACGATGTCGCGCACCAAGCTCGGGTGCATCGGCTTATCCACCGCCCAGAACTGGTTTTCGGCCATCGTGTCAGCGAGCACCTGCGCGGTACGCGTGTAGTTCTCGAACGCAAACAGCGGGTCGTCACTGCAGGTACGCGAGCCCCAGAACCGGAAGCCTTCGCGTCGAATCAGGGTGGTGACATCTGCCGCATTGAGCAGGCCGGCGTCGGTGTCCGGGTTCTGCAGATCCCAGTACACGTCCTTGCTCAACCCCGTGACGCCATTGACAGGCACGTTCGAAAGCGTCTTGTGCCAGCCGATTTGCTCATCGAGTTTGGCGCGCAGGCCGAGTGCGCGGGCGATCGCGGAAGCCGGAGCGTCTTTGTTCTGGGTGCTGTCCCAGTTCACGAAATCCGGCCAGATGGTCATAAGCTCACGGGCGCCGAAGTTCTCGCGGTACGCGATGACCTCGGAGACGGTCTCGCAGTCCCAGGCGCTGACGTAGGCGAATCCCCGCAGCTTCTGTGCGATGACTACCAGCTCATTGGCAACGGCCAGCGAATCAAGGCCAGGCACACCCAGGATGCGCGGTCGCACGCCCAACTGGGCCTCGGCCGCGAGCAGCGCTTTGAGGCCGGTGTATTGACCCGTTGGCGTGACACCACCAATCACGTTGGTGGTGGTCGCTGCGGCATCCGCGCCTTCAGCCACGCGAACGACCACGGTGACCGGGCTGGCCTGGTCGGCGATCGCGTCGAGGCTTGAAGCCAGCGTGCCCTTGGTTCCGGCCTTACCGCTGGCGGTCAGGACGTCGGTAAGCAGTACTGGTCGATTGAGCGGAAAGGCTACCGGGTCAGCATCTTCGGCGGTGCAGACCATACCGACGATGGCGGTGGCAACGGTACGGATGGGGCGGGTGCCTTCGTTGATTTCGACAACTCGGACGCCGTGGTGATAATCGGTTGGCATAGGAGATCCTGCGCGTGGGTGGCAATGAGACGCAGGGTGACGCGCGCGCGCGGTGGTGACGAGTCGTGCGCCTTGTAGGGACGGGTGCTACAGAGGGAAGGGGAAAGCCCCGGATCGTCGGGGCTTTCGTCGTGCAGTCAGGACAAGCCAAGCGTTTCGAGCGATGCCGGCAACTTCGGACGCAGCTGGGTATTCGGGAATTCAGATGATTCCGGCCAAGAACGGAGCTGGCGTCGGTACGCCTGCAGCGCTGCGTACTCGTCCGAGGTCAGGGTGGTCGGTGCTGATTCTTCGAGCTCATCACGATGCCTAGCGACGATCCCGTCTGTCTTACTCAGTTCAGCGTCTCGCCATTGACGCTCTTCCGCAGCCAGTTCATCAGAAGAAGGCGCTGGCGGGTCCACTGCAACCGGACTGCCGTCAGCGCCAGGAACGATGATCTTTCCCCCGCTCGACTGGGCGTCGATCAGCTCGAGGCGTAGCTCCTCGGTGATTTTCACCGCATCCTTGGGAATGGTGCAGCCCGGTTCGCCAGGCTCGCCATGGTCAGCAGGATCAAAAAAACCGCCGCGACCAGGTGAAACAATTGCGTAGTACATGAGACCTCCTATCAGTAGCCAACGGCGATGTAGTCGAGCGCGTATGCCGGGTTGCTACCTCTGACCAGTGTTGCGCCGGCAGCATTTTTACCTTGATGGCTGTAGCCGGATCCCCCGTTTGAACTCACCAGGATCAAGGCGACGCAAGCGGTCGGGAACACCTTGCTGAAGGTCAGGGGGAGACTCGCAGCGGTCGAAGCATTGGTGATGTTTCCGCACTGCAACGTGAAGCCAGTTGGCAGCTTTTGTGTCGAGCTCAGCGTG